GACGCCCTTGTAATCATAGGTGCTGCCATCGGTGAAAACAACAGTAGCACATGCATCCTTGACGGACACATAAACACGGCGGATAGCGACGGAAGAACGACGCTCAACAGCTCGCATGTTACGCATGATAGCAACAGAAACAGTGGAAATGATAGCACCTAAAGGTGCAAGGCCACGTCTAGGGCATGAACCTAGATGCACAGCTGGCTGTGTCGTGGCGTGCCATGAGCAAACAAAGCGTGTGGCTCCGCAATGGTAGCACCCTTCTCGACGTGCTACGGCTGGCGACGTAAGTGTGCCCTAACCCACATAGCTGGAACCCGCTCGGCAGCTATGCGGCGGCAGTGACCCGTGTCCCTGCTCAGCCTGTATTCGGTTGTCAAGGTGCAAACAGGCTAGCAGCGGTCTGGCTGTGCCTGTCGAAATGAAGCGTAGAGCATAACCGCCAACCTGTCAACAACCGTGTTGCAGCCTGAAGGGTCACCGGCTGAGGTTGGTTGGGTTGGTTTGGGAGGTCACTTCCTCCCGGTTATCTCACCCCCTCACTTCGTTCGGGGGGTGAGTAACCAGGGAGTCAGTGGGTCGGCTCGACAGATCGAGACAAGGCTAAAAGCCTTGCCCCACTTGGCTTTTCGCGTGTTTCATCCTCCGCGTGCGTGCGTTGAAGTAGCCCCCTCAGCGAAGCTGAGCCCCCCGGCATGGGGGGTCCGGCCCCGGCGTGGCGTTAATATATGCCTTCAGAAAATTGTACCAAAATTTAAGCCCACATAGCCTCATAAATACCAGGACAATTCTCCTTCAACAGCTTCCGACATCCCTCAGCAATCACACGATGCTCTAATTGGGTCCCAGAAGCCCCTCTAAGGTCGATGTAATGCATCCAAGACCTCAGAGTACCATTCATGTACAAAGTCGTCTCTGAGGCCATTGGAAGCACCTCTCGTGCACACTCCTTTGCAACCCCCATATCAAGCATCTTTTGATACAGAGCAAAGCAATCTGTAAACACCTGATCAATCTCATCTTGCAGATACCATTTTGTATCCTCATCAAGATCATCAATACTATTCTGCCTATTCTTAACATCCTGTCTCCTAAGCATAGGAAGACCAGGGCGTTCTTGAACAGCAGCATACCGTTGACTAAATTCTTGAAAGCTAAAGCTGCGATGTCTAAGGATCTGTGCAGCAATAGCTCGGTTAGTTTTGATCTCCACGACCATGTTAGCCATTTCAAAAGGAGACCAGTGTTGATGATTAATCAGGTATTTAAGCAGTTTAGGTGCTGTGTCGTGGTTGTGTTGATTGGTAGGATTACTAACCCGTGCACAATAGGCTACAAGCTTTTCAGCATCGGGAGTAATGGATACCAATCGAACGGTGTGGTTAGCGGTTTGGGTCATTTAGAAACCAATTAAGCGGGTAAAGTCAGCATTACCAATAGCTCTCAATACAGCATCCTTTTCTCGTTTAAGGGTTCTAGCTGCATCAATAGCCATATTAGCAAGACCTGCTCCAAGGTTAACAGCTTGAGCTTGAGGAGCTGGTACTGCTGTTGTTGCTGCTCCTGCTGCAGCAATAGAAGCTTGGAGTTTATTAACAGGAGTTGGTTGTTTAATGGCTTGTTGTGTTCTAGCTGTTGCTTCTTGAACATCAAGAGCAGCTCCTGCTACAGGAATAAGACCTAGGACTGGTTTAGGAATGCTAGCACCAATAGCCCTTAGGGTCTTTGGGACATCAACATCCAGGGGAAGATAATTCCACCGTCCTCCTAGCCTTGCTCCTTTAGCAGCATTTTCACTAGGACTAAGCAAGCCCATATTCCAGGGAGCATGAAGACCCCCTTTCTCTAGGGGTATACGGTGGTCAACTTGAAGACCCCGTTTAGTTGCATCTTCATACAAGTTATCAACCATCATTTGTTCAATGGATGATAGCTTAGGAGATTGTTGGAGTTTTACTGCTTTACGAGTTGCTGTTTTATCAGCCCGTTCAGAAGCTTGTTTAAGCTGGTAACCTCCTGATCCTCTACCACCTTTTTGAATGGTATAGAGTTCTCCTTCATATTCAAATTGAGCAGGAACTCTTTTAACATTAAGTTCATCACCACCTGCTCGTCTTGCTTGGTAAGCTTTAAGTTCTTCTTGAAAGATACTATCAGGAACTTTACCAAGGTGTTTATATTCTTTATTTAGAACAAACCCTTCACGGCCAATAGCAGCCATGCGTTTATCCCCACTGGGTTTGATGGTTGGGTCATTCTTGAACCAACTTTCATATAGTTTTTGTTTACGAGGATCATCTGGGTTAAGCTCCCATATACCATTAGGAAGAGCTTCTTTAATTTTCATAAACTCTTTTTTAAGAGCATAGACTCCCATCCCCTCTGTCTTAACAACATCAATATACCCTCTACCTTCATCAGGCAGGAATGTAATTTCTACAGGGCCATATTTAAAGAAGGATTCACCAGTAGGACCAATCTTCTTTAGTGCTTTTTTAATCTTATTAGTAAGGGCGTTACTACTCATGATATATAATGATGGCAATAGGTAGTTAAAGAGTAAGAATAAAAAGAATAATAAGATTAATAATAGAAGATGGTTCAGTCGCTCGCTTCGCTCGCTCCTTCACCTCATCTTCACAGCTTATCAAAAATAAGAGGAAGAATGTTTGTCATCCTTCCTCCGTTTTGACCGCTGTTTCCACACACGGGGGCACCACTCCCCGTGTTTTACTGTGGGGTTAAAGCAGTTTTAGGTGCGATATTAGATGGAAACCCAGTTAGGAACTGAGTTTTTAGATTTACCTCTTGCTTCTTGTCTTTGAGGTAATGTCATCCCTAAAACCATATGGTTAGCGGCTGATTGTGGGTCATCCATCCAAGCTTGTTGAAGGTCATTCCATTCATCATTTTTACGACGGATAATTTCTTGATTAGCAGAGATACTCATGGCATCAGTAAAGTACTTAACACCTTGAGCAAGAGCATCTAATCTGTCGTCATGCTTAATGGCACCTTTTTCTCTACACATCCTGCTCATCTGGTAGAAGAGCATGTAGAGGAGTCTTGATTCAGGAGGAGCTTCAGGATTAGAACGGTAATCCCATTCAATGATCTTAGGGTCAATTACCAATCTATGTTGGTTCATGATTGGTTCAAGAGCATCAATGATCCGGTCTTCTTTACGGACTGTTGCTCGTACTTCTTCAATGTCTATGGATTGTTTGGTTTGGATGAGGTGTTTTTTAAACAGCTCTGCGACGATACCGTCTCCGAAGTTTGTTTCAATGATGAGTTTGGTAACATTGAAACGCTTACACCCACGAAGGATGTCAAGAAGTGTACTGTCGCTATAACCATCGCGGTACGCTCGTACTTGGTGAACGTAGAGAAATCCATTAAGTTGAGAAATATAGACAGCTGCTGTTTCGTCAGTACCTCGACCAGAGGGGTCTACAGAGCAGATGGTTTCTTGGTAGGGTGTCCATTCACCCTGAGTTTGCATGGGGGTGTAGAAGTAATCCCCAGGCAATCCTACAGCAGGCAGGTCTTTAAGAATGTTTCTTGGATCAGAACACCAGATAATGTTTTCTGGACCTTGGGTAGGATTAACAGGATAAACAATCAGGTCAGTAAATTTAAGAGGAAACTTCTCAGCATCAGACAAGCTGGTATCCAGCATGAACTGCAACATGAAGTTGCTTCGACCCATTGCTGATTCACGTTCAAGCAGGTCGTTTTCTTTAAATCGGCTGTCTGTTGGTTTCCAGATCAGGTCTTTACCGTTGTCTAGATCTTCAACCAGTTGAGGAGCTAGAAGCCCATCATACATTTCCGTTTTGCGTGGGTATCTAGCAGGCCACACAAAGGGCTTATAGTTACGCTCACGGAGTTTGTTGTATATGGTAAAGGTTGTTTGAGGAGTACCCAGGAACATAATCCTGCTGTCCTTTTTAGGAGTCAGGATGGATTCACATTCTGTAACAAGCTGCAGGAGTTTTTCTCTTTGCAGTTCTGTCATAGAGTTGTTAGGCACTTCCACGTCATCAAGAACCATTAGGTCAGCACGAGAACCCGTTAGCTGACCCGTAATACCCACAGACTTAACAGAAGGAGCCTGGTGAGGTTTAGCAGGACCCACATCAAAGCTAACCCTAGACCAGCGTTGATCATCTGACTTGGGTTTAAGGTGAGCCAACCAATCAACCTCAAGAATCAATCGTTGACAAAAGATTGAAAAGGAATCAGCTCTATCCTTAGAAGCTGATACCACCATAATCTTTTTATCAGGATCATTAAACAATGTCCAAAGAACAAAGGCAGCTGTAATCCAACTCTTACCCACACCACGAAAGGCTTGGATCTGAAGACGCTTAGGACCATTTTGAAGATACTCAGCAATGCAAAGCTGGGCTCTTGTTGGGGGTGGAAGATTTAGGTGGGTCCAAACAGCTGTAAGAAAATACCTGAAGTCATTCTTCAGCTGAGTCTCGATTGTGTTTTGTGTAGTCATGGTAAATGCGGATTTCATCTAAGCCTTCTACTTCAGAGGGTTTAGATTCAATGGTGTAGGTAGGCAACTCAAGAGCATCCATTTCTTTATGGTACTCTTCAATGGCCTTATCTACAGTTTCACGAGTAACGTATTCAATGTAAAGCGGCTCTAGATACAGGAGTATCCAAACTGCTATCCAACGGTAAGTTTTAGGAACTGCATAAGCAATTTCACGAAACCGCTCTAGAAAGAGCTGTGAGGGGTCGAAAGCCTCATTCATGATAGGATGTACCTAAAAAGGGTTAGAGGCACCTTGTAGGAGCTTGTAGGTGCCTCTGAGAGCGTTTCTATTTAATGTGCGAAAGGATGAGTTGCTCTCTATGTGGATTAGCCCCAAATGTTTTTCTCATCCATTGTAGCCAGTTATTTGATCCTTTGTCCTGATTACACTTACGGCAGCTTGGTACGAGGTTGCTTGTGAGATCCTCACCACCAAAGCAGCGAGGACGAACATGGTCAAGTGTAAGTTCATGTAATTCATAGGTTTCTCCACAATAAACGCATTGACAGTTGAAGTGTTCCTTGATGGCTCTTCTCCAGAGCCTCTTTGCTTCTGGACTTGTCATGGTTATTAGGTTTTGAAGGTAGTGTTCAGGACTTGGGAGCAAGGGAGTCATTGCATTAAGAAATCTTTAATTTCCCTCTGTTTCTGGCTCTATTTTTTGACGGGTCTTCCCGGACGAACGTGCCTTTGGTGGTTTGGGAGTAATCTTTTCCTCCTTTACCGTAATTGCCGTCTTCTCTTCGGGCTCGGTTGTGCTTGACTCGGTAGTCTTTGTTAATTTGGAGTTTGTTACGTTCCCGATTCTTTGCGTTTTTATTACGCCGAGAGGCTGCATTATCGCGGTAATTTTTCGCACTTTTAGATAGTTGGTTATATGGAAGTTTTTTAGGAGCCATTATCGGGTAACTGCTTTTTGAACGGCATCAAAATCAATGGTGGGCATCAGATTAGCTAGATTACTCAAGGCAGAATCATTGATAGCCACACCAGTGATATCGTTTTTAGTAAGCCAATCAGCTGCTGCTTTAAGATCAGCAGTAGTAGCTTCACCTGATTTAATACGCTCTAAAAACTCTTGTGTAATAAGTTGGTGAAGTTCATTAAATTGATCTTCACTGGCGCGTTTTTTAGCCATGACGCATTACAATTTGATCTAGTTTGTTCTCAATACGAACCATGTGATCTTCCATTTTTTGCAATGCTGCTGATAGTTCTTCACGCTGTACATACTTCTCAGCAATACGAAGTTCAACACGATCAATACGTTGATCAACTTCCATAACACGATTATGTAGTCTAGCGTGAACAGCTATAATTCCAGTAAAGGCTGCAATAACGGCAGAGACGGCTGCTTCAATCATTTTGCTGCATGATACGAATCAATTTTTGTGCGTAAATTGGATCCGTAGCATAACCTTCTGCCTTTA